GAGCCCTTGCCGACTTCGAACATTTCCGTCGACTCCGCGAAACTCGTAACGAGGCTTTGCCAAGTGCAGACATCCGGCCCGAAATGAATTCCTGGGACGCGACGGAGAAGCTTCATCCCAATCGAGGCCGTTGTCGATTTCGAAACAATCCCCGGCGGTGCTACGAAGATAACGTAGAAGTTCGGATACCACCGAAAGTAGGCTTGATCAATCCAAACACGGCGACGGAGAGCGCCAGCAATGGTTGAAACCCCCGTCCAAAAGTGCATGCGTTTCGGAGCCTCCGCGAAACTTGCATAATCCATGAATGCCGTCAACCAGTCTTTATGGTGTCTTGCCATTTTGTTTAGTCCCTTTGTTGTTGAAAATCCATGGGGTTACGCGATTGTAACTCCATGGAATTACTCAAGTCTAGCCGCAAGCTCCCCACGATTCCCGGCTCGTCTTAACCCCAACGGGGATGTGGAGCGGATCGGGGAAGGGCAATTCGATATCGGACAAGCGGAGGATTTCCTTCAAGTGATGCTCTCCCCCAACGATTGGGAACTGTCCGGCCAGCGAATCGTGTACTTGCAAGAGGATTTGCACCTCCGGCAGTTGCGCGTCGATTGCGACGTAGGCTCGGTTGATTAAGCAAGCCACGGTGGATTGTGGAATCCATGCGACAGCTTGGTTAAATATCGTCCCTTCGATCCGGTCGAAAAAGTAGTTTCGATTACCAAAGACGTTTTCGACGTAGCGGCGTTTCGTCACGGAATCCTTGATGTAATCGTGCCATTTTTGCAGTTCCGGGAATTTACCGAAATACCACTTCTGGATTACGTCGACTTCGTGAACGCCCAGCCCGAGGCGCTCCGCGAGGCCTTTCGCAGAACCGAGGTAGTGGGTTCCGTGGCACAAGCTTTTAAAGATGCCGTATTTCGAGGATTCCTTCGTCATCGTTGGGTCTTTGTAATACTCCTTCATCACCTCGACGTAGACCTTGGCCCCCGTTGCGAGCATCGCCTTCATTTCTCTGATGTCAGCTTCCCAACATACGATACGGAGGTCGGCGCTGTCAAGGTCAATGTCGAAAAACTCCATACCTGGATCGGGGATGAAGAGCTCTCGAATGTTCGGCAGCTCTAGGTCGAGCTCGTCGCTGTCGCCGCCCTTGGGGATATTTTGCAAATTCATCCCGGAACCGAAGGCATTTTTGGAGCTGGAGAACCGATAGGTTTCAGTCCCCCCGATGTTGAACGAACACCGCATCCGCTTGTCGACGTCCATCGGCGCGTTTACAAAGGTGGAGAGGAAAACTCCGAGAGAACGCTGTTCGGAAATTTTGGCCACCAGTGGTTTTAACAGCGGTTCGCGCTGCGCCATCAAACGCAAAGCCTCGTCATCACAACTCGGTGCCTTTGTCTTCCGGTTGAAGATGACTTTCTGGCGGAGTTGCCCGTAGAAAAAGTCCTTCATCTGGTCGGAAGAGCGAATGTTGAGCGGGGCCCCGACTACGGAAGTGAGCCATTCCTCACGCTTCGAGAGTTCTTCGATCAGATAGAGGGCGTAATCTGCCCGTTTCTTTTGATCGACAAAGAGGCCGCGATTCATCGTGCGCAGCACTGGGAAGAAGAGGGATTGTTGAAAGTCCGCAACCGCCCGAAGACCCATTGCGTCAATTGCGGCTTGCTCAACCTCGTCGACTTCAAAGGTGTAGACAAGGTCTTGGCAGTTGTACGTCCAATGCTGTTCCTCCGGCATGGAGACATCCCAATCACGGCCTTCGTCTTTCCAATAGCGGTAATAGTCGCAGTACATCGAAGCGAGGAAGTCCAGCGACTTTGGCATGGTTGAGAACATCGAGTGCTGGGCGATCATCGTGTCGCGGACATTGCTGGGGATGTAGAGGTGATAGCGGTAGATGTACTGCGCATCGTAGAGGTAGTTCTGTCCGATGTTTAAGACGTTTTTATGGGTGAAGAGCCTGTAGAGGAGCCAGACAATCTCCGTCTCTTCCGTGCGGTTCCAGTAGCCTTCAGTACGTTGCGTCGTCATGAGCGGGATGCAGATGGCCTCGTGTTTCGACCATGCGATTCCGAAGTCGCTGATATGCCCGCACCGTGTCTCGATATCCGTTGCGAGTTTGATTGGACCTGCCTCCGCTGCCTCGAGGAGTTGCTCAAGCACCGCCATAACTTGCGGAAACGTCGGGGCGATCGTGAACTTCCAATCTGGCTTGCGTACTTCCGGAAAACCAGCTTGTCTCGTTGCGCGGCGTAGGTCTTGCACCGCGATTGGCCGCCAGCCCCAGTTGCGGATGACCGCCGTTGGGTGGTAGGTTGGGAGCACTTTCGGGGAGTATGGCAGAGCCTGGGTTAAGTTGCATTCGAGAATCGACCCGCGCCACTTTGTGATCCCCCACTCTGAAGTCAATGCCCAGAGGGCGATGTTGCCGAAGGCGATGATCACGTTCGGGCGGCACATTTCGATCTCAGCGCGGAGGAGGGAGAGCCAGTCTCCGATGACTGGGAGTGCGGCTCGATTCCCGATCATGATGTGCTGCGGGGAGATGTCCTTCTTTTTCTCGGGCAGGTACAAAGAGGCGTCGTTCGCTGGTGGACGCTCACGGAATACGGAAGTGACAAAGCATTGATTGCGGGAAATCCCGGCCTCTGCCAACATTCGGTTGAGTTCGTTCCCGGAGGTTCCTGTTAACGGCTCTCCACGGCGCAGGTCCTCTTCACTTGGAAACTCCCCAACGAGCATGATGCGTGCTGGGCATGGTCCTGACGGTCTTAGCATAATGGGCCTTTCAGCCCCCGGAGGGGCTCTTGTTCGATTAGGGGTTTTCACCGCGGAGGAGTTTTGCGACGAGCTGGGAGTAGCCTGCGATGTCATCCCAGTTGTCGACGTAGTCCGGGTCGCCGTTCAAGATTCGCCCGATCTTGTGCTGGATCATGTCGAGAGCTTCTTGCTGCGCGAGGCGGAGGTTCTTCCAGCCGGGGGCCTTGTGCATTTCCTGCTTCAGCCCCCGCATGATCAGTGCACCGTCGGCGAAGTGCCCGTAGACTTTGCCGCGTTCTTCGATCAGATCGTCTGTCGTTTTTTCCACGATTGGGTCCTTACAGTCCTGGGATTGTTGTTTGGTTATCGAGCTCTCGCAGTCTTTGAATTCCTGTTCCGTAGTGGGACGCTTCGAGTTCGATGCCAGTAGCGATACATTTGACAGCATGAGCAGCTGGGAAGATTGTTCCCGTTCCTGCAAATGTGTCAAGTACCCGATCGCCCGGTTTGACACTACGCTGGAGAAGGTTTTGATAGAGAGCCACAGGTTTTTGCGCTCCATGGGTGACATTTGGGTCTCCTTGGCAGGCGATTACGTCCGGGTAAATGTGGGTGACTTGCTTCCCGCCTTTGATCGCATACAGGAGCATTTCCCATTGACGCCGCGGGCCGTGCTCTGGGCGAGGGACGCGGCCCGAGTTGAGCTTGTGGACAATGAACGGAGTGCGGAACACGTCCCAGCCTGCGGCGGTCATGATCGCTTTCAAGTCCGCAAAGCGTTCGATATCGCAGAACACATAGGCGTGGGCTTGCGGTTTCATCAAACGGAATGCTTCCGGAGCCCAAGCTCGCATGAGTTCTTGCCAGTGCTCGACAGAGTCGTCATAAGTGTGGGTAATGCCTGAGAGTTTGCCCCCGGAATCCCCGAAACTTTGCGCGCCCATTCCGTAAGGAGGATCAGTGAGTAAAACGTCGAATTGTTCCGAAGGTTGCTCTCGCATCCAAGAGACGCAATCGCAGTTGAGAGTCGTGTGCGATGCTGCGGAAAGGGTGGAACCGACGACGGCAGCTAGGTTTTCGTTCCGTTGGCGAACTTCTTCGGCCTTGAGGATTTTGTATGCTTCATCGGTGGACTTTGCCTTTGCGATCAATGGGTTGTCCAGGTGTTGCGCGACGATGATGTCTTTGCGGACTGCGTCTTGGTTCGACCCGTCGGAGCGGCCACGGAGTTCTTCTGCAATCGCGGCGATGGTTGGCGCGGGGGTGGAAGTGGCTTCTGCTTGACGACCGCGGAGGCGGAAGAGACGATTTGTCGCATCGGCACGTTCTTGCCAAGACAAGTCACGGCGGCGGATGTTTTCGTCGAGTTCGGCTTCTTCCGCTTCGATCGGGGACAGGTCGCCAACGTTGTTGCACGGGACGAAACCTTCTCCGAACTCGGTGCCGTTGCAGCGGAAGGTCTTCCCGATGAACCAGATATGTTCCATTGCCTTGAGGCGAGTTTCACCGGCGACGAGGATAACGGCGTCCGCCGGAGCGTTTGCTGGGAGGGAATCCTCCGCATTCGGCTTCCGAACAACAATGGGGTGCAGCAGATTCTTTTGGATCGAGTCCGCTAGTTCGATGATGTGGACTGGATCGAATTCACGGCGTTGGCGGTTCTCAAGGATGATGATCTTATCCCGGTCGATTATACGCATGATATGGGGGTTTCCTATCGGTTTTGAGGGGGTTTTCATGGCGGTTCCGGCGACGGCGACATGGCGCCATTCACACGAAAAACAATGGCCGGGGAGTTATCCCGGCCACCGTCAAGCACCGCCGAGTCGGCGTTCAGTACCTCGGGTTTACGCCGCCGGAGCGACCATCTGAACGCGGTCGTAGACTTTTTCTGCGTCCGATTTGTCGACTTCGTGCTGGACGACTACGTTGGCCATGCGACCGACCAGTTGGTTGAACACGAACGGAACGCCGGGGACGTTCAGGTTCAGAGCTTCGCGCAGACGACCGAGGCCGATGTTCTTGCCCTTGCCTGTGTCGAGGCCGCCAGCTTCGTTGAAGTCCAGCATAACACCTTGGCGGACGGTTACCTTGTCTTGATCCAGAGCGGTCAGGACTTCTTGGTTTTGAATGGACCAAGTCACTTCCAGAGTCACGCCCGATTTTGTCGGGTCATCTTTCTTCGTCCAAGGACGAGCTTCGATTTTGTCGATTACAGCGAGGTGCATACCAGCAGGGCAGAGTTCACGTTTGGTCGAGTTGGCTTCGGCGATTTCGGTGTTCAGAAAGTCAGCAGGATTGAACATTGACATGGTTTTTTCACTTTCGTTTCAGTTGGTTTAGTTTCGAGGTTGCTGTGGTTTGTGTTGCTACTACTTCGAACCAGTCACAGCTGCCTGGCGCGATTTCCATTTCACTATAATTTGCGAGAAGTCAGGTTGCAAGTTCGCCGCAATGGGGAGATTGCGAGTCTTGAGGTCGGCCATTGCGGAACTTGTATCCCACGTCCATTTGTCACCAGTGCGAGCGGTGAGGATCACGTCCGAGAACATAGCGGGGATCTTCGGGGCCAAGGCCTTGCCGAGGGTGGACGTCATGAGCTTGACACCGCCGAGGACTTGGTCAACTTCGCGTTCGACATGCGCCAGCAGGACAAAGTGGCATTGGCAACCGTCACAGAGCATACGGAGGGTTCGTTCGAGTTGATCCTGGGCCATGCCCCAATCGGTTTGCGAGCGGACTGGCTTACCACCGATAACGAGCGCCATCGCGGCCTGGCCGAGACCTGTCATTCCGTCGATGACAAGGGCACGATCCGGTCCCCAAGAGTCAACCGAGCCGAAGGCAGTGCCAGTGCGGTCGTCTTTGAAATTCGAAAGGGCTTCGAGGACTGAAACGAACTGGTTGTGCTTGCCACGGTTCGGGTCTGGCATTTTTGTAAGTGCATCGAATGTCAGCGTGTTGACCTTCTTCGCGGATTCCATTAGGTCGAGGAAGTTCGCCTTGGGTGCTGCTACTCGATGCCAATGCAAGTTCGCTGGGATTGGTTTCCCACGGTCTGCCCAAAATGCGAGAAGTGATTCCAGCCCCGGTTCGAGTGCGAGGTAGAATACCTCGATGCCTGTCTCGACCAGAGTACCCAAGGAGAAGGTTTTTCCAGTCCCGGCGGGGCCTTCGAGGAGGACGTTGACACCGGCGAGAGTGCTTTGTGATTGTTCCATGTTAGTATGCCTTTCCGTGTTTGTAAGGGCGACCCAGATTGACAATGAGCTTGCGGATCAGAGCCTCCGGCAGGGAGTATTCGAACCGACCAACGCAATCGAAGATGCGGATTAGTACGTCGGCGAATTCTTCTTCCTCTGCCTTGAACCCGTCGATCTTGTCACTGGTTGCGCCGAGGCGGTGGCCTTCGAGAGCTTCGGAAAGTTCCGAGTGCATCAAGGCGACCTTTTCCCCGAAGTTATCAGATTCCCAGAAACCCTGGTGAGCGTTCCAGAGGTAGATGATATGGGAGAGCTTGCGGAATGTTTCCACGATTTCCGGGGTTAGCTCTGTGAGTTCTTTCTTGAAACGCTCTTGCAGTGCCTTGTGCGCCGTTTCACGTTCCATGTTTTCTAACTGTGACATTCGTTTAGTTCCTCGTAAAAATCAAGGTGAGTTAAAAGCTCCCTACGGAGCACTGATTCGGGCAATGCCCGGCAATACGGTTTGTCCCAGGATAGGTAGAGACTCCCTGGGCAAAAGAACATCGACCCTACGGAACTCCTGTGTTTCCAGCAATTCCGCATGAATACTTCCCATGGTCGGATTTTCCCGCTGCCGCTCTGCACGACTACACGTGCCCAGGCGTCGCCGCATTCATGGCAGATGAAGACCTTTGACATTGGTGCGTGCGGCTCTCCGTGGGTTACTGCTAGGTGAGCCACACCCGCTCCGATCTGCTGGTTTCCGATGAAAAAGATCTGGGTGTATTTTTCCATGGGGTTACCCTATCGTAACGTCATGGAGTTTGCAACAAACGTTTACGAAGCACTTCTTCCTGCTTCCCTGCGTCGTGCTCCCAGCTGGCTTCCCACTCGTCCACGGAAAGTTGACGACGAGCAAGTGGGTCCCAAACCTTCCGTTCGAAGTACATCGGGAGGAACATTTCCCCGTTCTGCTGTTTGCAGATCTGACGCAAGGAGCAGCCGCTGTATTCGTTGCAAGAGTGGTCCAGGTTGTAGTCCCAATAACCCTCTTCCCAGTTCTTGATCATCCGGGCGACGTCACGTTCGACCTGGGCTTTCCAACGCTCGACCTCCCACTCCGGGGAGTAGATCAAAGCTTGTTGCGTGTCGTACTTCGTCTTGAGGATGGAGACCCCGCGGATGATGGAGCCCTGGGCGCGGATACCGGCGCGGCGGGCCGCCCAAGCATAGCCGGTGAATTGCGAGCGGAGCTCCCACTGGCGGGACCACGTCGCACCAAGGGAACTGGTTGTCTTCTCGTCAAACAGGAAGACCCCGTCGTAGGCGTGGCCGATCATGTCGCAGCGACCGGTGTAGAGGATGGGTTCCCCTGTCACTGGGTGCAAAATGTCAAGAGGTTCCGCGAAGCTGAACTCGATACCGCGTGCCCCATTCGACAGCGTGATCGGCTCGGAACCCGCCCCGCCAAGGGGGTAGTTTGCGAAATAGAACTCTAAGGCACCCATCATTCGAGGCAGGGATTTTGCTGAATCGTCCGGACACTCGAAGTCTCCGTAGTGCTCGACGAGCTTTAGGAGGCCAGCTTGAATAGACGCTTCCGAGTCGAGGCCGCGCACATAGAAGGCCTTTCTTCCCTCTTCGACGCCGGCTGCGAAGGCTCCGCCGGCAATAAGATGGACTGATTCCGATTTCGGTTTCCAGTGCTCGACATAGGTGCGAAAGGCTTTTTGAGCGCATGAGCGGAAACTCCCGATGATGGTGCTGTCAACAGTGTGGGGGAACATAGGACGTTGCATTTTGCTTCTCCTTGGTTATTGAAACGCGTCGAGTTCGCCGAGCAGAGCGTCTGCGTCGGGCTTAGCTTTCGCCTTCGAAGTGCGTTTCGTTGCGGACGCGGTTTGGGCTGCAGCACGACCTTCGCGAAGCAATGTAATTGCCTCTGCCATTTCCTCTTTGGTAAGAGTGCCTTGCGCGGCCTTGACGCGGAGTTCGGCGATTTTGAAATTAGTGTCTGGGGAGTACATGGTTTGACCTTTCTGTTGCAGTTAGGGGATCGAAAACCCATGGTAAATCAATGTTCCATGGCTGACAATCCCCTCCCACTACTAAACGATGAAGAGAAGCTTTTTCGGACGCGAGCAAGCAACGTAGAGACAACGGCGAGCCTCTGGGATGTTCCTGTTCACCAAGATATCCCCCATGTCGACAAATGCGGCTTCGTACGTCGAGCCCTGCGCACGGTGGGCTGTGATGGCATAACCGTGGCGGGCCTTGTGGAAGGATTCGCAGAACTCCCAGTAGGCTCCCCAATTGCGCGGGTGGGCTCGCGCAGCGATGGCCAAGCGTTCCTTCTCAATCTCAAAGTCATTCTGCGACTCTGGATGGATCAACCAGAGGTGGATTAGTCGATTGTCATCCAGGGTGCATTTCAACGACCAGCACTTGAACTGGCTGTGCACCGGATGTCGGGCGATGGAACACATTGTCACCGACCCCTCGTCGTCCGTGGATGCTTGCTTCTGCCCGTCGAGGTCGTTCGCAGGTTCGAGCAGGGAAATCCGGTCACCCTCAACCCAGTCCTGGAGTTCGGCGTCCGCTTCCGTCTGGAAAATCACCCGGCGAACGTAGCGGTTGTAAGTGTCAACCGTCGCGTTCCGCCATGCGATGATCTTCGCGCCGTTTGCCTTCTGGAACATGCCGTTGGCAGCTGCTCGGTCGATGCCGACCCGGAACTTCGCTGCGTTGCAACGCCAGACCCCTTCCTTTCCGTCGTTCGCGTCCTCAACCTTCCAGCGCGGAGCGGGGTGATTGATCGCGCCCCGGATGACGGTCACGAGGTCCAGGATCGTGTTGTCCTGCCGCATGATCGTCGCCAAGCGAGCGCCATTCGGGAGGCTCCAAACGGGGCTGGTCGTTTCCTTCACCGGCGGCAGTTGGTACGGGTCACCCATGAAGATGAACTTAACCCCGGTCGTGTCCGCCGCTTCCCTGATAAACCCCATGAGTTGGGCGTTGATCATACTGGCTTCATCGACGACGACGAGTCGGTAGGAAGTGAGGTCGACTTCGTCCTCTGGCACAGCGAGTTCTTTGATTTCCCCGTTGGCTTGCAGACGAAGTCCGAGCAGGGAATAGATCGTCCGGCAGTCCGGGGTGTAGTCCGGTTTCGTCAAGACCTCCTTGATAACCCGCGTGGCCTTGTTCGTCGGGGCGGTGAAAACGATCTTCCCGCGGATTAAGGGCAGGAGGCCTTCGATCGTGTAGGTTTTACCAGTGCCAGCTGGCCCTTCAAGGATGAAGAACTGTGCCTCGTCGTCTGCCATGAATTGTTGCATGGCGAGCAAGGCGGCGCTCTGTTCTTCATTATACGTCTTTAACTTCGTTGCGGTTTCCATTACAGTGCCTTTTCTTTAGTGAATCGAGCGGTCAGGATGTTAACGCGGACGGTGTTTTGGTCTTGGAACAGGGTTGAGTACGCGGAAGTGGACTCGACTGCGGAATAGTTAAACCCTTGCTCCCGCGCAATACCAGTCCAGGTTGCTAGTGCGCGGACGCGGTAGTCAATGTGGGAGAGGTAGTAGCTCGGGTTGTCCTTCGCTGTGTAGTCGAATACGCAGATCGACCCGGAAGGGCGGAGCATTTTCTCGCACGCGAAGAAGAGCCCAGCGAGATCAAAATGGCCAGCGGTTGCTGGGAAGATTATAGTGTTGAACTTCGACCAGTGCAACGGGCCATTCGGAAACAAACCCTGTTTGGGATCGTACGTCCAGATGAAAACGTCCGGACGCTTGCGGGAGATTGAGTCGAAGAAACAGCGCCCGAGTTCACCAACGATCAGGAGTTTGGCTCCGTATGGAATATCCCAGAGTTCAACCATTTCCGCGAACAGAGTTCCATCCAGGGGCGTCGCCGGGAATGCGACTCGATCCAGCGTCCGCCGGGAGTACGGGGAGTTCGGTCCGGCGAAGGCCGCTTGCGAGAGGCAATTTTGCAATTGCGCGCTCTGCCGTTCGTTGAGCTCTTTCGTGTCTTTGAAGGCCTTGGCAACGAGCGCGGCCCGCCGGATATGCTTGTCGTTTAAGAATGCGTAGATACGGCTTTTCAGTTTTTGTAGCATCTTTGAAACTCCTCTGTCAGTGTGGTTAGTGCAGGGTTACTTCTGTACCCAAGCCTTGTTTATACCGGTAGATCACATCCTCTGCTTCGGCGATTGCCCAATCGAGCAAGGCCTCGTGGACGCGTTCGCGGTTTGCGAAGGAAAGGGCCTGCTCATTGAACAGCACGGCTTCGACAAATGCGGAACTGTCCGGAGTCTGGCTCACGACCAGGGTTAGTGTGATTACCACGCTGCCGTCCTCGTGGACGATTTGCAAGTCCACTGGCATGGTCGGGAAGCGTGGCCGCTTGTAGACGACTCCGGGAGTTTCATACGCTTGCGGGAGTTCGAGCCAATCAACCAAGTGGGAAAAGCTTTCATGGGCAAGGCCTTGCCCGAACAGTCCCGCTGCCGTAACGATGGCGAGTTCCGCGAGCCGCTGCGCTGCAACTGGGTCAGAGACCGACATGGGCTGTGCCCTCCGCTTTGGTTGTTTTCGAGAGCCAGTCGAGGAGCAACTGGTTCACGAGATTGTTGAGTGCGCCTTGCGGCACGCGACCGTCCAGTGGGGAGTAGAGCTGGAGCTCGACGTTGACGACGGTGCTGGTCGGGAGCTGCAAACACTTCTGCATCGGGCGGTCTACCAGGGTTGGGCGTGGCATTATGAGTTCTCCTGATTGTGGGTCATGGTTGCTGGCACTGCTACGCTGTTCAGTGCCTCCCACTCAGCTTCGCTGATGAAGTTGCCGTCTGCGAGGTGGAATACAGTTGCTGGAGATTCGTCCGCAACATAGTACGGCTTACCAGCTAGGTACTGACTCTGCACGACGACGCCGGGAGTCATCAAAACTGGCATGACGATGGCAGCCTGCTCTGCTGTCAGTGCGATCTGGCCGACGAATACGAGTAGCTTGGACATGGTTGTTTCCTTTCAAGGAGTTGGTTGGTTGGTAAGACTGATTATCTGGTGAATTGCGAGCGGTTGCTCAAACCCTGGCCCAGTGAGCGGGAACCCCGCAGCTATCATGCACGGCAGGCACATCCGTTCCGTGCGGACTTCCCGCGATATGCGAGGCAAGGCGAGGTCGAGGACTGGGACCCTCGTGTAACGCTTCGTATCCGGCTTGCTGCGCAGGGATTGCAGTTGCAAGAACTGTTGCAGGCTTGTGACGGAAACCCCGCAGCCACACGTTGCGATTTCGAGAACAGCGACGGTCGCTTCCGGTTTCCAGACGCGCTCGGCTTCCCACTTCGCGATGGCGGACTCGATTTCGGAAACTTCCGCTTTTGAGAGGCTGGCCCCGCCCTTGGCGAGTTTGCTACGCAATTCCTTCCCTTTATCACGTTCGCCGCGCTCGCGCTTGGCGGAGAGCAACAGCTCTTCAAGATCGGCGAAGTCGTCCGGCTCGGGCTCAGGCTCCGTCCGGTCTTCGGTCGGGAACAGCTCGGTCAGAGCTGGGTAATCGTTCTCAAGTTCTTGTGCGAGGGCTGCTTGGTTGTCCATTGTCTTACTCCCTTGGTGGTGGACGCCGTTGGGCGACGTGTGGCGAAATGCCATGACGTTACTATAGCGTAACCCCATGGGTTTTGCAATGCAGATATAGGAAAAACGGGGGATGACTTAAAACCGGCGGGAGCCAAAGAGACGAAAACCCCAGAGGAGGGATTAAGCCCCTGGGGTTTTCAACCTACCGCAACTCCCAACGAACTGCGGTAGGGGAACTACAACGGCAGAGCCGTTTATTCGGCTGCGTCCAACTCGCCCAGCAACGCTGCGGTGTCCACTGCCTTGGCCTTCGAAGCCTTGTCGGCTTCCAGACGGTCGATGATCGGACGCAAGGCGGCGGAACCGCGCAGGGCTGTCTTCTCCATCGGGGTCTTGCCGGCGAGGAAGGCTTTGATGACGTCCATCGACTTGCCGGTGTGCTCCACCAGAGCCTTGGCCAGGACAGAGGCACCGGATGCGCCTGCGCCACCTTCGGCGCGTGCGTTCCAATCGCCTTTTTCCAGGCGCACGATCAGTTCGTCGACGGTCTGCACGCAGTCGTCAATGTCCGTGATACCGGAAATGGAGTCGCCCAGTTTCTGCTCTGCACCGTGAGCGGCGAACTTAGCGATCAGCGCTTCTGGCAGAGTGAAACTCCGGGTTTCGCCGTTGCGGAAGTCCAGGCGCACAGTGATGTCGCTACCGTTGACCAGGGTTTCTTTGAGCAGTTTTTTCTTACCTGGGAAGTCAACTACACGACCATCGGTCATTTTTACTGCTTCGTAAGTGGTTTCAGCCATGATTCAGTTCCTCAATTGGTTGGCAGGCATTTGGAAAACCGAAGGTGCGGTGCTTGCCGGTATGCCACTATCCCCTCGGTGAGATTGAACATTAGCTCTCGCGGAGCGGGCTGTCAACACCCGGAAGCGTGGAAAACCCACTTTCTTCGAGCAATTTTTCTGTTGACATCGGGGCCGTCTTTTGCATAACCGCGATTTCTAGGTTGATGGATTTCCCTGCGTCGTCGATGTTGATCCTGGTGCGGATGCACAGGCCCGGCGGTAGCCCGCCGACTGCGATCAGGGAGTTTGAGAACTGCCTCCACTTCCGGGCAAGCCGGCGGATGTTCGTATAAGCTCCCCCTCGACCGAACTGATCGTACGGAGCGAAGTGTGCTGCTCTCCAAGTCCCTGGTTGTTGCAAACAGTTCCGAAGGAGCTGATGCCAGGTTGCCGGAAACTGCTCCGGCGGTTTTGTGTCATCTGCGCTCATTCTGTCTTACCTCCTTTTGAAAAACCCTTTGTTCCGTATCCGTCGCGGCGTACAACACCGGAGGCTTCGTACCAGCGATCGGGCAACATCCCGTTCTTAATGGCGTGGCGTCCCGCTTCCGTAATGTACCACCTGGGCCGGCTCTGCCCGTAGCTCCGCTCTTCCTCAACTCGGACGAGTCCGGCATTTTCCAGGCGACGGTAGATTCCCCGAACCTGTTGCACCTTGATCGACCCAGGTCCGAGGGACTTCGCCAACTCCCCGGCAGAGGCTCCGCCATCGTGGAGACTAAGCACGTAGAGCGCGGAGAGATTGCTCTGGACAACTGCGGGGGTTGCCTCGGGCAGGTCGCGGGCGGCGAGCGCCGGGGTTGCCGCTATGACAGAGCCGGCCTTTGTTGCCGTAGGCTGCTTAGGCTGCTTAGGCAG